TTCTACCCGGTCATCTATGGTGCATCGCCAGAGGATGATTGGGCGGACCCTAAGGTATGGAAAAAAGCAAACCCCTCACTCGGTATTACGGTTAGTTTGGATAAGGTCAAAACAGCTTTTGAATCAGCAAGACAGAATCCCGCCGAGGAGAACAGCTTTCGCCAGCTTCGTTTGAACCAGTGGGTCAAACAAGCTGTACGCTGGATGCCTATGGACAAATGGGATGCTTGCGCTTTTACGGTTGACCCGGAAGCCTTACGAGGCCGCGTCTGCTATGGCGGACTCGACCTTTCCAGCAGTACCGACATCACAGCTTTCGTGCTGGTTTTCCCGCCAATGGACGAGGATGACAAGTATAGTGTGCTTCCGTTCTTCTGGATACCGGAAGACAACATCGATTTGCGTGTACGCAGAGACCATGTGAATTATGATGTGTGGAAAAAACAAGGTCATTTGCAAACCACCGAAGGCAACGTCGTCCACTACGGCTTCATTGAAAAGTTCATTGAGCAACTTGGCGAGAAATACAACATCCGTGAAATTGCTTTTGACCGCTGGGGCGCTGTGCAGATGGTACAGAACCTTGAGAGCATGGGTTTCACAGTTGTTCCATTCGGTCAGGGCTTCAAGGATATGAGCCCTCCCACAAAAGAGTTGATGAAACTAACTCTGGAACAGAAACTTGCCCACGGCGGCCATCCCGTTCTTCGCTGGATGATGGATAACATCTATATCCGCACCGACCCCGCGGGCAACATTAAAGCGGACAAAGAGAAATCCACCGAAAAAATTGACGGCGCAGTCGCCACCATTATGGCGCTCGACCGGGCAATCCGGTGCGGCAATATTACGAGCGAAAGCGTGTATGACACACGCGGACTGCTCGTTTTTTGATTGGAGGTAAATGCCTATGAACATCTTTCAGGGAATATTCAAAGCCCGTGACAAGCCTAAGAACTTAGGTGGTAATAGCTTTTTGTGGGGAGGATCGTCCTCCGGCAAGGTCGTTAATGAAAAAACTGCCATGCAGATGACTGCAGTATACAGCTGTGTCCGCATATTATCCGAAGCAATCGCGTGTCTGCCGTTGTTTGTTTATAAATACGGTGACGACGGCAGCAAAGAAAAATATCTTGACCATCCACTGTGGCGCGTACTGCATGATGAACCGAATCCGGAGATGACATCGTTTGTTTTCAGAGAAACCATGATGAACCATCTCCTGCTGACGGGTAATGCCTACGCTCAAATCATACGAAACGCTCGTGGAGATGTGGTGGCACTGTATCCTCTTATGCCCGACCGCATGACAGTGGACCGGGATTCGCAGGGACGCCTGTATTACCGTTACAGAAAAAGCAGCGACGACGCACCAGAGGTTAGCAGGAACAAGCCAAGTGACGTAATCCTCGCGCCGAGTGATGTGCTGCATGTTCTCGGTCTGGGCTTTGACGGCCTGGTTGGATACTCACCGATCGCAATGGCAAAAAACGCTGTAGGACTGGCCATTGCCGCCGAGGAGTACGGAGCTAAATTCTTTGCTAACGGTGCCGCGCCATCTGGCGTCCTCGAACATCCCGGCACGATTAAAGACCCAGATCGTATACGTCAAAGCTGGCAGTCCACCTTCGGTGGAAGTGCTAACAGTAACAAGATCGCAGTTCTCGAGGAAGGTCTCAAGTATACACCGATAGCAATTTCACCCGAACAGGCGCAGTTCCTTGAGACACGAAAATTTCAGATCAATGAGATAGCTCGTATTTTCAGAGTCCCGCCCCATATGTTGGCGGACCTTGAGAAGTCGAGTTTTTCTAATATTGAGCAACAGTCGCTGGAGTTCGTGAAATACACGCTCGACCCTTGGGTCATCCGTTGGGAGCAAGCAATGAATAAGTCGCTTCTGCTTGAAAGCGAAAAGCGAGATGTGTTCACAAAATTCAATGTGGATGGGCTGCTTCGTGGCGATTACGCCAGTCGTATGACAGGTTACGCTACAGCGCGGCAGAACGGCTGGATGTCTGCCAACGATATAAGACAGCTTGAAAACCTCGACCGGATACCATCGGAGCTCGGCGGTGACCTTTACCTTATAAACGGAGCAATGACCAAATTGCAGGACGCAGGTGCGTTCGCAAATACAACTTCAACAGAAACGGAGGAAACCTCAGATGGACAAAACAATGCGGGTGGTAAGCCCAAGCAAGTCCCTCGGCAGAGCAAGTAATAAGCGCTTCTGGAATTGGGCCAACGACGAGGAATCAGGCGTCCGCACCCTTTACCTCGACGGTACTATCGCGGACGAAAGCTGGTGGGGTGACGAAATCACCCCTCGAATGTTCAAAGATGATCTGCTTTCAGGCAACGGAGATATCGTCGTTTGGATCAACTCTCCGGGCGGCGACTGTGTGGCGGCAAGTCAGATCTATGCCATGCTCATGGATTACACCGGCAATGTTACGGTGAAGATTGATGGCCTCGCAGCAAGCGCAGCGTCGGTCATCGCTATGGCTGGTACGGAGGTGCTCATGGCTCCCACGGCACTTATGATGATTCATAACCCGCTGACAGTGGCGATTGGCGACACGGAGGAAATGCAGAAAGCCATCGCCATGCTGGACGAAGTCAAGGAATCTATCATCAACGCCTACGAGATCAAGTCCGGGCAGTCCCGTGCAAAAATCTCGCACCTCATGGACGGCGAGACTTGGATGAACGCGAACAAGGCTGTGGAGCTCGGTTTTGCGGATGGCATCCTGACCGACGCCAAACGCGATCACAGCGACGATGTAGTGTTCGCTTTCTCCCGCAGGGCTGTCACCAATTCTCTCATGAATAAGCTCATGCCCAGACCCGCTCCAAAAGCGGAAAAGAAGCCGGATGCGCCTGTTGGCGTGTCTATCACCGAGGCTATGCAGAAACTGCAAGCCCGTAAATACATTTAATGGAGGTATTTTTACTATGAAAAAGGTACTTGAACTGCGCGAAAAGCGCGCAAAGGCGTGGGACGCTGCGAAGGCTTTTCTCGACACCCGCGCCAAGGACGGCGTCCTTTCCGCTGAAGACAATGCAACCTATGAAAAAATGCTCGCGGATGTGGATGCGATGGCCCGTCAAATTGCCATCGAGGAAGACCGCGTGGCAAGAGATGCTGTGATGGCACAGCCCACCAGTTCGCCACTCACAGAGAAACCAAACGCACAGAACGGCAAGCCTGTCACTCCCAGAGCGACTGCCGAATACCGCGAGGACTTCCTGAACCTTGTGCGAGGCAAGCGTCCAATTCACAATGTCATGGAGGAAGGCACTCCTTCCACCGGTGGCTATCTCGTGCCTGTGGAATTCGACGAAACAATTGTTAAGAAGCTGGAGAAGGAGAATGTAATTCGTTCTCTGGCTAAGGTTATCACCACCGCTGCACCGCACAGAATTAACGTCGCACTGACCGATGTATCTGCCGATTGGGTGGCGGAGTCCGGCGTATTTACGCCCACCACTCCCACCTTCAACCAGCTCTCCCTTGACGCTTATACACTTCGCGCAGCGGCGCTGGTTTCGGAGGAACTACTTCAGGACTCCATGTTTGACCTTGAAGCCTACCTCATTGACAACTTCGCACGCGCTTTTGCGGCAAAAGAAGAACAAGCTTTCTGCGTTGGGACCGGCGAGGGGCAGCCTACCGGCATCTTTACGTCAAAGGGCGGCGATGTCGGAGTAACAACTGCCAGCGCAACCGACATCAAGGCAGATGAACTTATTGACCTGACCTATTCTCTCAAGGACGGTTATAAGAAGAATGCCGTATTTGTACTGGCCAGCACCACTCTTGCAGGCATTCGCAAGCTGAAGGACGGCAACGGCGTATATATGTGGCAGCCGTCACTACAGGCGGATCAGCCTGATCGTCTGCTTGGATTCCCTGTGTATGTCTCACAGTATGCTCCGTCTATCGCAGCTAACGCATATACTGTTGCCTTTGGCGATTTCCAGAATTACTGGATTGCTGATCGCAGTGGTAGAACGGTACGCCGCGCTGATGAGCTCCACATTGCCAACCTTCAGACCGGCTTCTACGCCTTCCAGCGCGTGGACGGAAAGACCGTTCTTCCCGAAGGTATCAAGTTGCTCAAGCAGCACGCTTAAAGGAGGATGTGGCCATGTCATATAACACAAAGAACTACACCGAGCAGGGCGGCGAGAAAACCGTCATCGGCGGCACGCTGGAGATAAGGGAGGGGGCTTCGGTCACGGGGTTCCCTTCACTGGAAAACCAAGCGAGTAGTACCGCTGCGGACGTAGCCGGTTTGGTTGAGGACTTCAATGCTTTGCTCACCGGGCTCAAGGATACGGGGTATATGGCAAGCGATGCCTGGAACCTGTCCGTAGTGAAAATC